CAACATTACTCTACTGGCAATGATAGTATTCAAACCCTAGATTTGATTGAAGCATGTGGTGATGCTGAAGCATTCTGCCGAAGTAACATCCTGAAGTATGCTTCACGCTATGACAAGAAGGGCACTGCCCGTCGTGATATCATTAAGATCCTACACTACGCTTTGCTCCTACTACATTTTTCTGACAAAACCAACGTTACTGAGGAGTATCCTAATCGATGAGTCAACTTTCACTTACACCCGAAACTATTTCTGTCCTGAAGAACTTCTCGACAATCAATGGATCTATTATGATCCGTGAGGGTAATGTGTTGAAGACAATCAGTGTTGGTGAGAACATGATTGCTCAGTACACTTCACCTGAAGTGTTTCCTAAGACCTGTGGCATCTATGACCTAGCTCAGTTCCTTCTGGGTCTGTCTCTCTTTGAAGATCCTGGTCTGAACTTTGACAACGATGAGTATGTCACCATCCGTGGTGGTCGTCGCTCTGCTAAGTATTACTTCTCCGATCCTGAGATCACATTGAAGTCTGCTCCTGATCGTGATGTCAAGTTCCCTGGTGCTGACATGGAGTTCTCCCTGTCATCTGAAGAATTGAAACGACTTCAGAACGCATCTATGATTTACAACTTGCCAGATCTTTCTTTTGTATCTACAGAAGATGGCACGGTTTCTCTAAACCTATGTGACAAAGAGAACGACACTGCTAATGCTTACTCTCAGGAGACCAAAGGCACTGCTACTGGTGCTTATGAACTGTTCCTGAAAGTTGAGAACCTCAAACTGTTCCCTGGTGATTACAATGTGAAGATCTCCAGTAAACTGATCACCGAGTGGCGTCATGTCAGTCACGACCTTGTATACTATATTGCTCTTGAGCCTTGATTATGAACAAATTTCTTTGGGTTGAACAGTATCGTCCCAGTAAGATCGCTGACTGTATCCTTCCCGAGAATATCAAAAAGTCCTTCCAGGGATTTGTAGAGCAGGGAGAGATCCCTAATCTTCTCCTTGCTGGGACTGCTGGCATCGGTAAGACTACCGTTGCTAAGGCGCTGTGTGACGAGATCGGTGCCTCTTACATCGTCATCAATGGATCTGACGAAGGACGCTTTCTGGACACTGTGAGGAACCGTGTCCGTCAGTTTGCTACAACTGTCTCACTGACCTCTGGAGGCGCTCACAAGGTCGTTATCATCGACGAGGCAGACAACACCACTAGCGACGTTCAACTGTCTCTCAGGACCGCTGTGGAGGAGTTCCATAGCAACTGTCGTTTTATCTTCACCTGTAACTTCCCTAACAAGATCATTGAACCTCTTCACAGTCGCTGTACTGTGGTGGACTTCAAGATCAATACAGATCAAGCAGTTGAGCTACAGGGAGCATTCTTTGCTAGACTGAAAGAGATTCTGGGTGAGCAAGGTGTCGAGTACCAAGATAAAGTTCTGGCAAAGGTTGTTAAACGTTATTATCCTGATTGGCGTCGTCTCATTAATGAGTGTCAGCGATTCGCTGCTAGTGGCAGTATTGATTCTGCTATCCTTGCTGATGTTGCTGACATTAACCTAGACGCTCTGGTTCGTTCTCTCAAGAACAAAGAGTTCACCATCGTTCGTAAGTGGGTAGTTGATAACATCAACAATGATCCTACTAGTGTGATGAGGAAGCTCTACGATGTCTTGTATGACAATCTCAAAGGAGCATCTGTTCCTGAAGCAGTCTTGATCATTGCCAAATATTCTAGGGACATTCATATTGTTCCTGACCAAGAGATCAATCTTCTGGCATGTCTGACTGAGATTATGATGAGTTGTGAATTCAAATGACAGTTAAAACTACACCTGAAAACGTAGCGGAAGCAAACGAAGGATTGTTTCGTGCTACAATGAACCTACCTCATGCTGCTGCTCATTGTGGAATGACCGAGCGTGAAATGAAGCACATCTTTCGTGAATATCTGAAGTACAATGACCCAGACTATGAAATCCTTGAAGACTCCCCTCAGGTATCCAGGCGGGAAGAGTCGTGCCCTGAGTAAACTCTTTCAGTACATTCCTGATCTGAAAGACTACGATGAATATCGTGAACCATTTTTAGGTGGTGGTTCTGTAGCACTAGAAGTGTCTAAGCGATATCCTCATTTGGACATATGGGTCAACGATCTGTATGAACCACTGTATAATTTTTGGAGAGAACTTCAGGACCACGGACGTGAAATTAAAGACATACTCCTCCAACTTAAACAAAGGCACCCTGACCCCACTTCCGCCAAGAAACTATTCTTGGATGCCAAGGAATACCTGGCAGGATCTCAGACAACTGTCAAGTTCCCTCCATACAAAGAAAGTATTTGGCGTGCTGTTTGCTTCTATATTGTCAATAAGTGTTCTTTTTCTGGTCTTACAGAATCTTCGTCATTCTCAAAACAAGCCAGTGACAGTAACTTCTCCTTTAATGGGATTGAGAAACTGACTGATTATCAGGCATTGATTGGTAACTGGAAATTTACTAACCTACATTATGAAGAGCTATTTACAGACTCCAAGCGAGTATTCATCTACTCAGACCCACCCTACGATATTAAAGCTAACCTTTATGGAAGAAGGGGCAGTATGCACAAGCGGTTCTCCCATGATGATTTTGCTCTTGACAGCGATCGGTACATCGCTCCTCACCTCGTATCTTACAATTCGTCTCAACTGGTTAAGGAAAGATTCGAAGGGTGGACAGTAGCAGAATTTGCACATACTTACACCATGAGATCCGTAGGGTCTTATAATACAGATCAAGCAAGCAGGACCGAACTGGTCCTTATGAACTATGAAGTGTGAAGTCAAACTCTTTGTTGCTGGCAAGGTCTTCACTGAGGAAGTCTATGCCCGTGACTACCAGGAAGCACGTGAGGTTGCCCTGGCACGTAATCCTAATGCTAAAGTGATTGGTGTCAATGCTAAGTTCTAAGTTGTGGAGACTTTGGGCAAAAGCATTAGGTGAGAAAGATGGACGAACAGACCGAGAGGCAGATATTATTGCTGGCATACGCACCCTTATATTTGTCTCTTACATGGTCACTAACCTTTTTATTATTAGTGGAGTAATCAGACACTGGAATGGCGGAACTCAAAGACTACCTGTACAGCATCAATCAATCTAAGAAGAACATCCTGAAGGATGACCCTGAGGCGGAGCGAAAGTATCCGCCTTTTATTATAAACAAATGTCTGTCATCTTTTACCGACAGCATTCTGTATGCTAACGAGATGAACAAGAACCCTCATCTAGACAAAAGACTACAGTATGACTTTTTTATAAATAGTTTGAAGCCGAGGAAACGTTTCACTCCCTGGTTACGCAAGGAAACTCTTGAAGAGTTAGAACTTGTAAAGCAATATTATGGTTACAGTCATAATAAAGCATTAGAAGCTTTAAACATTCTCACTAAAGAGGAACTTGATTCTATAAGAAAGACATTGAATAAAGGTGGCATGAAATGAGTACAGAAATTGAAGTAACCTGGCAACCTGCCGATATGGTAGAGGTTACCTTGGGACAACCTGACGACTTCCTCAAGGTTAGAGAAACTCTCACACGTATTGGTGTAGCATCCAGGAAAGAAAGGAAACTATATCAATCGTGTCACATCCTTCACAAGCAAGGCAAGTATTATATTGTTCACTTCAAAGAGTTGTTCGCTCTCGATGGTAAGAGCACAAATCTCTCATTGAATGATGTACAAAGACGTAACAGGATCATCCAACTTCTTTCTGATTGGGGTCTTGTTTCTGTAGTGGATAACGAAAAAATTTCTGACGTTGCTCCACTCAACCAAATCAAAGTTCTCGCTTTCAAAGAAAAAGACGAGTGGACTTTGGAAAGTAAATACAACATCGGTCGAAAGAAGACTGAAGTATAATCCGAACCAAACCGTTACGGTTACTACCGTAGCGGTTTTTTTGTGTCTTGGTTAAATAATATTGGATGCCTTCGGGGTCCGATTCAACTAAACTCTCGCTTAAATAAAGGAGAACAACCATGACAAATACTTGGGACATTTACTTACCCCACGCTGTAGGTCTGAGTGATGTGTTTCATCGATTGGATTCGATGACTCAACATGATAAGAACTATCCTCCCTACAACCTAATCAAGTATGACACCAGTAACTACGAAGTTCAAATCGCTCTGGCAGGTTTTAAACCAGAGGAGATCGAAGTATCTACTGAATCAAACATTCTCAGAATTGCCACAACACATGCGAGACAAGATCCTAAGATCGAGTATGTCCACAAAGGCGTCTCAAAGAGATCTTTTACTAGAACATGGCAACTGGGAGACGATGTAAGAGTAACTGATGTAGATTTTGTGGACGGTTTGTTACGTGTTTCGCTGGAGAAGATCATCCCAGAACACCAGAAGAAAACTGTATATGAGATTGGACAGAGACCGTCTAACAAGCAACTACTGACAGAATAAATATTGGCACAGGACCGCTTGTCGGTCCTGTGTTTTTTTGATATAATATGGGGAAACCAGATTCTATTATGGGTTCGATTAATATTGTACACTTGGTTTCTGGGGAACAAGTCATCACCAAACTCACTGAATTGAGGGATCAAGATGGAGAACCGTTTTGTTTTCTCTTTCAGATGCCTATGGTTTTGAGTTTAGTTCCAGGTGAAACCGAAGATCAAACTCAAATCAATTTTTTCCCTTGGAGTCCTTTTAGCGGAACCAGAGAATTTAGAGTTGGGTTTGAAAAGATTCTCAGCATAGGAGATCCATTAGCTAATGTGTTCTCTAGTTATGTTGAGATCAATCAACCAATCTTTCCTCTTCTGTCACCAGAAGAGTTTGAACAATTTAAAAAATCAAAAGGAGCAATTAAACAATGAGCGACACGCCTAATCTAAATCCGTCTATTGTAGTGTTGAAGTCGGGCGACAAGCTAATCACTATTCTTCAGGAAGTTTTTGAAGGTGAAGGTGAAGATCGTAAAGGGGTTTGTCTGTTGATGAACTATCCTTATGAACTAGCACTGATCAAAACTCCCAATGAGGATGACCCCGCTGGCGATCTTCAAGTCAAGTTCAGCAAGTGGTGTCCCTACTCTATTGAAAACTCTTTCCGTATTCCATATGACGGCATCCTGACTATTGGTTCACCTGATCCTGGTCTTGCTGGAGCAT